AAAATGTATTGCTGAACCTACTTATGATGACAGTTGGAATTTAATTGACCCTCATACAAAGAAAGTAATACGAACTGTATCAGCTAGAGAGTTGTGGCAAAAATTATTAGAGACAAGAGTTGCTACTGGTGAGCCTTATGTTTCATTTATAGATACTATCAATGACGCATTGCCTGAAACACAAAAGAAACTAGGATTAAAAGTACATCATTCTAATTTATGTACAGAGATTACATTACCTACTAATGAAAATAGAACAGCAGTGTGTTGTTTGTCTTCAGTTAATTTAGAAAAGTATGAAGAGTGGAAAAACGACCCATTGTTTGTACCAGATTTAGTTAGATTTTTAGATAATGCTTTGTCTTATTTTATAGAGAATGCACCAGAGAGTGTGTTCAGAGCAAAGTTTAGTGCGGCTAGTGAAAGAAGTATTGGATTAGGTGCAATGGGTTTTCATGCTTACCTACAATCTAAAGGTATACCTTTTGAAAGTGCGTTAGCTAAAGCTCTTAATTTAAAAATATTTAAAAAGATTAAACAAGAAGCTATAGAAGAAAGTCAAAGACTAGCAATTAAGAGAGGTGAAGCACCTGATATGGAAGGCACAGGTATGCGTAATGCACACTTGTTAGCTATAGCACCTAACGCATCATCATCTATTATTTGTGGTACTACATCACCATCAATAGAACCATACAGAGCTAACGCTTATGTACAAAAAACAATGTCAGGTTCTTTTCTAGTTAAAAATAAATACTTAGAAAAGTTACTAGAGAAAAAAGGCATGAACACTGACGGAGTGTGGCAATCTATTGTAGCACAAAGAGGTTCAGTATTACATTTAGATGAACTATCTGATTATGAAAAAGATACATTTAAAACATCTATAGAAATTAATCAGCAATGGGTAATAGAACATGCGGCAGACAGACAACAGTATGTATGTCAGGGTCAGTCAGTAAATGTATTTGTACCTGCTGATGTAAACATTAAAGAGTTACATGACATACACATGTTAGCTTGGAAAAGAAAAATTAAAACTTTGTACTATTGTAGAAGTGAAGCAATTAAACGTGCAGAGTTAGTATCAAAAAAAGTAGAAAGAACAATCATACCAGAAGCAGATTGTTTAGCGTGTGAATAATGAAAAAATATTTATTAGAAATCATCTATCATTATTCAACAGCATTGACATCTTGGTCATGGCAAAAATTATACGGAGATAGAAAGAAAGGACTAGGTTACAAGAATGACAGATAACAGTATTTTTGAAGGTTTTGATAAACCACGAAAGAAGTATTGCACTTGTGCAACTAAGAAAAAACAAAAACAATCAGTGTTATGGACTGTGTATCACACAATCTTAGCAGTGGAATTATTAATAATTATTATAATAGAGGGAGTGGAGTTATTAAGATGAGTTTATTTAAGAAAAGAGCATACTACAAACCATTTGATTACGAATGGGCATTTCAATCATACGATATGCAACAGAAAATGCACTGGCTACCAAGTGAAGTACCATTGCACGAAGATGTAAGAGACTGGAATGAAAGATTAACAGTAGAAGAAAAAAATCTAATAGGACAAATATTAAAATTCTTTACACAAGGAGATGTTGATATAGCACAAGCCTATTTAGATAAATATATTCCACAGTTTAAATCACCTGAAATAAGAATGATGTTATCTGCAATAGCTTCTAGTGAAGCAAACCATGCACATAGTTATTCTTTATTAAATGATACTATTGGATTACCTGATAAAGAATACAAAGCATTCCAAGAGTACAAAGAAATGTCTAATAAACATGAGTATTTATTTACATCTAAAGGTAAAGGACTTGAAGGACTGGCTAGAGAGATAGCTTGTTTCTCTGCATTTGGTGAAGGCTTACAGTTGTTTGCATCATTTGTTATGCTTCTTAACTTCCAAAGATATGGAAGAATGAAGGGTATGTGTCAAATCGTAACTTGGTCTATCAGAGATGAGACACACCATGTTGAAAGCATGATTAAATTGTTTCATCAAATCATAAAAGAAAACCCAAATATTTGGACAGAAAAATTTAAAGCTAGTATCTATCAAACAGCTAGAGACATGGTTGACCTTGAAGATAAGTTTATTGACTTAGCGTTTTCTATGGGTGGTATCAGAGGATTAAAAGCTGAAGAAGTTAAAGAGTATATTAGATACATAGCAGATAGAAGATTACTTCAGTTATCTTTAAAACCTAATTATGGTGTTAAAGAAAATCCATTAGCGTGGTTAGATTGGGTATTAAATGGCGTAGAACATGCAAATTTCTTTGAGAATAGAGCCACAGAATACAACAAAGGTACTGTCACAGGTAATCTTTGGGATTAAACCTGCACTTTTAGATGAAAAACGTAATGGAAGATTTAGTCTTACCTAAAAAAGTAGATGACTTAATAAAGTTATTGAACAAAGTTTACCCTGAAAAATCACCTGACTTAAAAGATGATACTAAAACTATTTATTTTAAAGCAGGTCAAAGGGACGTTGTAAATTTTATTAACACACTAAACGATAGGGATAAATAATATGTGCATGTCACAACCAAAGATGCCACCTGCTCCTGCACCTGCTCCAACACCAGTTAACACTTCACAAACTGTGGGTGAACAAACTGCACCAGAGTTGGTAACAGCAAATGCAGAGGAGTTAGCAATCGGAAAGAAAAAGAAAAAAGCATCAGGTACGTCTGCTTTAAACACTTCTTCAAGTTTAAACATAGCTACTAGCCCAAGTCTATAATAGATGGAATATGCAGGTAGTTTACAAAAAGCTCATACAGCTAAAGAACGATATCTTAAACTACAACAAGATAGAGAACATTATTTAGATAGAGCTGAAGAATGCAGTGAACTAACTATTCCTTCCCTTATAAAACCTGACGGCTTTACATCATCAAGTGATTTATACAATCCATTTCAATCTGTTGGTGCAAGAGGTGTCAACAATCTAGCAAGTAAACTTCTTTTATTATTGCTTCCCCCAAACTCTCCATTTTTTAGATTATCAATTACAGGTGACGCTAAAAAAGAATTAGAAGAAAATAAAGATATGAAAACTGACATAGAGAAATCTTTGTCTGTTATAGAAAAAGAAGTATCAAATAAAATTGAACAACTTGCATTAAGAGTTTCAGTATTTGAAGCATTAAAACATCTTATTGTAGGTGGTAATGTATTAACTTATCTACCTAAAAAAGGTAGCATGAGAGTATTTCCACTAACTCAATATGTAGTTAGAAGAGATGCTTCAGGTAATGTATTAGAAATAATTGTTTGTGAAAAAGCAAGTATTTTATCTTTAGGTAAAGATGTATCTGCACAAGTTATTTCTGACCCAGATTATAAGTCAGATGAAGACATAGAATTATACACACATATTTACAAATTAAATGACAGTGAGTTTTATGTTTGCCAAGAAGTAAACGGAATTAAAATACCTGAAAGTGTTGGTACATTTAAAAAAGAAAGAATGCCTTACCAAGCATTAAGAATGGTTAGAGTAGATAATGAAGATTACGGCAGAGGATATGTTGAAGAATTTTTAGGTGACTTAAAATCATTAGAAGGATTATCACAAGCACTTGTAGAAAGTGCGGCGGCATCATCTAAAATAGTATTCATGGTTAGACCTAACTCTGTTACTAGAAAAAAAGATTTAGCTTTAACTAGAAATGGTGACATCATTACTGGTACTTCTGATGATGTATCTGTACTACAAGCACAAAAACAATATGATTTACAAGTAGTAGAAAGAAGTATTGCTAAACTAGAAGAAAGAATGTCTTACGCATTCTTACTACACACAGCAATACAAAGAGATGCAGAAAGAGTTACTGCACAAGAAATTAGATACATGGCAGAGCAATTAGAGACTGCTATGGGTGGTATTTATTCATTATTATCACAAGAGTTCCAACTACCATTAGTTTCTATACTGATGAAAAGAATGGAACAAGGTAATGAAATACCAAAACTACCTAAAGGTACAGTTCAACCAACTATTATTACTGGTATTGAAGCATTAGGTAGAGGAAATGATTTACAAAAATTAAGAGAATTTGTTGCAGAGATAGGAAACTTAGCACAGATAAATCCGCAAGTTGTTCAGGCGTTAAACCCTGATGATTTAATCAAACGTATCGCTATTGGTTTAGGGATTGATACAGATGGTTTATTAAAATCACAAGAGCAACTAGCAGAAGAACAAGCGGCAGAAGCAGAGCAAATGGAACAACAACAAATGGTTCAAATGGCAGAAAAAGCTATCCCACAAGTCGCAAACAATCTAACTAAACCACAATAAGGATAACAAATGGCAGAAACAATAGAGATAAAACAAGAAGAAACTACTAGCGAAAAGCCAGTAGAAGAGAATGTTACACAAAGTAAACCTGAAGGCTTACCTGAAAAATTCAACAGTGTTGAAGATTTAGCAAAGTCATATTCAGAGTTAGAAAAGAAACTTGGTGACAACAAAGAAGCTCCTAAAGAGGAAGCTCCTAAAACAGAAACTAAAAATGATTTAGATATTGCTGAAAAAGCAGTTGAGAGTGCAGGGTTAAATATGGAAACTCTGTCTTCTGAGTATGCTGAAAAAGGTGAGTTAGATGCTAAATCGTATGACGCTTTAGAAAAAGCAGGTATACCTAAAGATTATGTAAACCAGTTTATTGAAGGTCAAAAAGCTATAGCTGACCAACAGGCTACATCAATTAAAGATATGGTTGGTGGTGCAGATGCTTATACAGAGATGTCTAATTGGGCGGCAGACAATATGTCTGAAGAAGAAAAGACAGCTTACAATACAGCCGTTAATTCTAAAGATATAGAAACTGCAAAGTTAGCAGTCGTAGGATTAAAAGCTAAATTTGAAAGAGCTAATGGTAATGAACCTAGTCTTGTAGAAGGTAAAGCAACAGTTACAGGTCAAGGTGGTTACAAATCTTGGGCAGAAGTTACAGCCGCTATGGGTGACGACAGGTATCAAAAAGACCCTGCGTATCAAGCAATGGTTCAAGAAAAATTAGCTAACTCGGATTTATAATATGTGGTTAGTAGCATTAAGAAAAGTGTATGACGCAGAAGTTGCGGAGAGTACAGCAGTTATTGACACATTTTTAAAAAATTCTGTTGGTGTTGCAGACCATGATAATTTTATGAAAACTATAAAATCACAGTTTGATAAATTAGTACATGCG